CAGATGCTGGCCAGCCCTGAACTCCAGTAGTGATTTGGTGTTGTAGAAACTTAACGGTCTTCAACTTCAGTGTCAACAAGTTCCTTCAAGACCTTGTACAGCAAGTTGATCAAGTCAGCTGCCAACTCTTGACGTTCGTCTTTGGTCAATCCACCGCGTGAGTGTTGTACAAGTTTTTTGATAAACAGAACAAGCTCTGGTGTGAGTGCTAGTAAGTCTGAGTTCATGGGGTTCTCCTTCGTGGGGTTTACAAGTACAAGTATATCCCAAGCACTACTCTAACGCATGCTTTTCTTACCCCGACATCGCCATTTCTTTCGCGACAGATTGTTTGGTGTGTTTGGGTCGTTGCGTTTTTTGGCAGACACTCTCTTCTTAATACCTGCGGAACGGGCGCAGTATGAGTCTCCCTTCTTGGACCCAGGTTGTATACGATCCTTTCCAGATTTGCTCTTGCCTGCTTGCCCATAGGACACCTTCTTTGTGCGACCAGTCTTCTTATTCTTAACCACTTTGACGAATCGCTTTCCACGCGCTGGGGTCCGTTTCTTTCTAGTTGGCATTGTCCACCCGTATCAATGATGCTTTAATCTCACTTATCATTGTACTCAATGTAGTCACACTTTGCTCAAGTAATGACATCCGTTTGTCGATGTCTGTCATTTCCTGTACGATGGTTTGACGTATTGTCTCTTCCTTCTCTTGCATGTCCTTGATCACACCATCGTATCTGGCTCTTAGTTCCTGTTCTTTGACTTCAGCTTTGGCTTCACGTTCATCAGCTCTACGTTGAAGGTCCTTGTTCTGAGTGTACAGGAAGATGGCAAACGCTACATTGGCTCCACCACTCATTAACAGTTGGACAACCTCTCCTTCCATAGAACCTCCAATGGGAAAAAGGAGTGCCCCGAAGAACACTCCCCAACAACTAATCATTCAATCAAGAAACTTGGAAATACATAACAGTAATTTGGTCGCCTGCATTTGGAGCAGCCCCAAAAGTCACGCGAAGTCGACCTGACGCACCACCAGTAGCAGACAATGTGTATTGGTCCTGTCCGGATGGAGAAGACTCAACAAGACCCATAGCCAAACCGTTACGGAATACGATAGCACCACCGAGCATGGTAGCATCAGCAGCAGCACCAGCATCGAATGTGGTAGCAGTACCATCACCAGCAGACAATGTTTCGTAAGATGCCATGAAGTTCAGTTTGGCAGCAGTCACATTTGCATTGGCAATCTTTGCTGTAGTCACAGCATTGTTATCCAGGCGAGCACTGTCAATAGCAGCATCGGCAATCTTTGCTGCAGTCACAGCATCGTCAGCAATCTTCGCTGTCTCTACTGCATTTGAAGCAAGTTTAGCAGCAGTTACTGAAGTTGCAGCAAGTTGAGTACTTCCAATACCACCAGCAGCAACACTAAGACCACCAGCACCGAGAGCCAACGTAGAACCATCAAGGTCTACTACCAGGTTACCACCGTCTTCTTTGACACCGTTACCCAAGTTGAGTTTGTCGGCAGGAATAGAACCAGCAAGTTTCTGGGCAGTTACGGCTGAGTCAGCAATCTTTGCTGTGGTTACAGCATTGTCTGCAAGTTTGTCAGCAGTGACTGAAGTTCCAGCAAGGGCAGCAGTTACAACCGAAGCGTCAGCAAGTTTTGCTGAAGTTACAGCATCGTCTGCAATCATCAATGTAGAGATACCACCAGTAGAAACTTTAAGTCCGTTGGACCCTGTACTCAAACTCGCTCCATCTAAGTTGATAGAAGCAGATACAGCAGCAGAACCGTTGTAGGTAGCACTGAGACTCAAGCCACCTGTTGCAGATGCTGTCAAGCCTTGCAAACTAGAACCAAGTTGTACGCCACTGATTGTTGAGTTGACAAGCTTACCATTCGAGATGGTGCCGTCAGCAATCTTCGCATTGGTGATACCAGCGTCCTTCAACTGAAGAGCATCAGATACAATCTGAATAGTAGAATCATCTACCTCAACATCGAGTTGGTCACCAGTCTTGCTTAAAGCCGCTCCAGCTGTGATGTTAGAAGCACCTGTGTACTGGCTGAAAGACAAGTCATTTGTTCCAACAACGTCAGCACCTTTGTTTGATGTACAAACAAATCCCATTTCTCCATTGACAGTACCTTGCTCGATGAACATTGAAGCACCAGCAGCAGCACTACCAGTTGCCATATCCGATGAACGTGACCATGAACCAGCATCGCAAATGTAGATACCGTTGGCCGAGGAGCTACTTTGAGCCTTGACAAGAACTCTGTCGCCTGCAGAAACAGATACACCGTCAATCGTTTGTGTTCCACTCAATGTAATGTTTGCTGTCGTAGCAACCTTACATGAATCTTTAGGGTCAAGACCAGCAGCAACTGAATCTACGTATCCACGCGTTGCCAAAGCTTGTGTGTTTGTATCAGAACCCGTGTAACGAATCTGACTGGAGAAAGAGTAGTTTGATGACCCATCCAGTTTGGTTGAATCAATCGCATTGTTTTTTACCTGCTCTTTGGAAATTTGAACTGCCATTGTTGGCTCCTATTTAAGTATGTATATCACAACAAGTGAGTCATCACTTGCTGGGGTAAATGAAGTTGTGAAATTAGTAACAGACAACTCTCCAATGTCCGTAAACAGTTGGAGGAGTCCATTCCAATATACCTGTAACGAACCGGATTTGTAGTCACTGCTTACTGTGAAACTTTGGGTGGAACCGTCCGTCTGTGCCGATATGTCTTCATACTCCAGATTGACTTCACCACCACCAGTCGTTTCAAATGGACTGGCAACTGGCATTATTCACTCCAAACGATCTGCGAATAGTCAATCGTGATGTTTCCAGAACCATTGATTTTGAAGAACAGGTATACATCTGCATTGTCAAAATACGATTGTACTGGAAGCTTGAACTCATATGCAGCACTACCTGTTGTGGTGGTGGTTACACCCAGTGCAATGGTACCTGCTGTGTCTGGAAACCATACGTGATCACCAGCGGCATCCCAAGTGCCCTTGACTGTAAGACTGGTATTGCTACCGCCCAAACCTGTACAGCGCACAATAATAGACTCAATGCGCCCGAGAAACTTACCGGATGTGTCAATCTGTTCTGGCACTACAAGTGTGTGTTTGTGGAATTTAGTAGCGTCAAAGTTTTGGGCTACTGTTGCTACGTTTGTATCATTGATACTTGGATGGTCGTTGTGTCTAATGTTCATTGTTCCTCCGATGGGTTTTGTTTGGTTTCAACATCCTTGAGTATATCACCTTTACGTAAGTCCTTCTGTATGTTTTGTTCTTTGCGTAGTTCAGAACGTATACGCTTTAAGTTCATGATCTGTTGGTCTACTATGCTCTTTTGGCGAGCTGGTGTCAATACACCTGTGAGTGCAAGCATACGCTGTTTCATTGACAGGCCTTGATACGTGGTACCACTCGGAGCAAAGGCTCTTACATAATCGTTGATCGCTGTCGTTGCCCCTATAAATGCAATACCATCTTGAATCACAGCCCATTGGTTTTGCTGTTGATCATTTAAAGGATAGATGTATCCGTCTACATTTCCAACTGCATTGTGACCTACAAACTTTGGCTCTATCTCTCCAGTGACTAGCAATGACAACTGGTCCGCAATCTCTTGTGGACTGTCAGCATTTGTTTTTAATACACTTACATATTCAGCATTGATACGCTTGCCTTTGTACTTCTCATCTTTGCCACCAGCCAACAACTTCATGCTCGGAGCCAACAACTGATTGTATTTTTCTCTAACTATTGGCAATGGACCTTGTGATAGCACATCGGTTACAAACATAGCCGCTTCAAGTGGCGGAACCGAAGGTGACATAAGCAACTGTCTATTGTTGGCAATGCCTTGTTGCTGACCATATATGATACGAGTCTGTGTATACTCCGGCATATACATTTCATATGGGTATCTTTTACCATCATTGATGTCAGCAAACACCGCATTCATGTCACGCTTCAATCTGTAGATGCGTACAAAGCGTTTAAGTTTTTCTGGCTCAAACAATGACTGGGCAAACGAGGCTATGTTCTGTCGTTGAAAGTTCCAAAACACAGTCGCTTTTATAATGTATTCACGTTCCGGTTCGCTTAGATCATTGTAGTCAAACAATGATCTACGTGCCATGCCCAATGCTTCTTCCACTGAACTACCTTCTTTAATGGCATCAATAAACACTGATGAACGCCACATCATATCCGTATGTGTACCAAACTGATTTGTTGCTTCGGCAAAACTGGAAAAGTTGTTCATTATCCATCTACCATAACCAACACCAGGCTTCTCGTATTGCTTCATAAAACGAATTAATGAACCGTCATTCATTGCACTACGAATAAAGTTGTATTCTGACTTTACACCACTACGTTCAATCAGTTCAAAGATTTCTCTATTGGTAAACGTCAACCCATCTAAACTTCGTACTGCAATATCATCGGCACCTTTGGCACCAATACGACCACCTTTCAGTACAACATTAAGACCACTGATAGGATTGCTAAATCGCCCCAACGTCTGATAGGTAAGAAGAGGTGCAGTGATGAAGTTCATACCATGAAATCTAGTACGGGCACCAAGTATAAAGAAGTAGAAGGTGGGAGTCATTATGTCCATCATTTTATTGACAAACTCCCACCCACTTTGCTCTTCCATGATTATCTTTTTAATGTTCTGTTGTGCTGCCGTTATGGTCTGCTGAGTATATTTGTTGCGGATGTCCTGATACGAGGAACCCAATAATGCTTCTGCAAATTTTTCGTTGTTTGGTCCAAACACCTTCGACAACATATCATCTATTTCTGTTAGTGTTGCTGTTGGTTTGGTGTCTAGTTTTGCATTTCTTAACGTTACTTCTGAGTAGTCAATGCTTTGTCTAGCAATCTTATCTACATCCTCAGTTGACAATGATTCTGTCTTTATATAGCCTCTTATTTTATCGAAGTCCCTGTTTGCCCCTGGGTACGAACGAGTGTACCATTCCAACTGCTCCATGACATCTTTGTTTGCCATGTTTAATTGAAAGTTTTCCCGTATGCTTTGTTCTGTTTCTTTGATTTGCAAGTCTATGTCTTGCTTTTCACGCTTGTTGTTTGCAATCGCTTGTTCCAACTGTCGCTTGGTGTCCGTGTTTTTTCTATTACGCAACTGCCGTACTCTATCATCGTACTGCTTTACATACTTTTTACCGACATCCCCTAACGCTTGTTCACGTTGCTTGCGTATTTTAGTTGCCTCTTCGCTACGTCTACCGGCTTGCTCAATCAGTCTATTTGCACGTTCACGTATGCGTGACTTGGCAGTCTTTTCCAACTGTATCCTTTGTTGTTTTAACCGTTCTCTGGCATCGTCAAATATATCTACATTGCGTTGACGTATATCTACAAGTTCTGCTTTTAAGTCATCATCGAGTTGCTTTTTTAATGTAACAGCCTCTGCTTGTATTGACTGCATTTCTTCTTTGACGATTCTATCAAAGTCATCATAAATAGACTTCTCGATGTCCAAAGCATTCACATCTACTGTTTTATTCACTTCTCGCAATGATTGTTCAAACTGTTCACTCTTGACTAAGCTCTCAACACGTTCCAACATATCTTGATATGGCTCACCGTTTCTCCATGTTACCTTTACAGTTTCACGTACCAGTTGCTCAAACAAGTCTTGATCAATCTCCACACCAGGTAAAACATTCTGTACATTCAACTGCGCAAGTTCTTTGTCTACTACATCTGTTAAGTAACGATGATTGATTCTGTTGCCCTCTGCATGGAAGTATGACCCAATAGTAAGTTCTTCCATCAAGTTTTCTAGTTCTACGTTGGATACAGTTTTTAAACTTTCGTAAGGTTGAGTTAACCTTACCAACCTTACCCGTATTGTTTGACCAGTATCAGGGTCTGTCAGTTCTTTGTATGGGTCTGTTTTAAGTAAGTCGTCAAGTTCATTGACATACTCTTGAAAATACTCCCACATACGTCTGGGGTTTTGAACAGAACGTCTCGCCAAATCTTGTAGTTCAGAATCAATTATTGGGCGCACTGCTGCAGCCCATATGTTTGAGTTGAGTGTTGTTGTCAGTCCAGTTACAGCATCTCCGGCACTACCAGCAAACTGCATTTCTTTGTTGTAAAAGCAACGGTCCAACATCCATTTTAAAGTGTTAAACATTTCTTGTTCTTGAACACCAACACCACCACCAATTTGGCGTGGACCAACAATCAATGCACCTAAGGCTTCAGACTTAGACAATGGTTTGTCGGAATCCGTTACATACTTTGCTCGAATACTAGGACCACCCTTAACTAGCTCTTTAAAGTCACGGTTTAACCTTTGGTCAAGTTGTCCAACCTCTTTTTGTATTTCCTCCAGCATGCGCTGTTTTTGGAATGTATCTACTTGTTTAGTCACTGGTTCTTGAGTGACTTTTAAAATTTTCTTACCACGACTAATTACATTCTGTAACGTTGTGGATTTACCAACAATCTTATCGATAGCCTGTCCAAAGAAACCATTTCGAAAATCCTGTCTAGCCTGTGAACCAGCTGGCTCCAATAGTTTTCTTTGTTGTGATGCCGGAAGTTTGTTTATTTCTTCTTCAGTAAATACGTCTCGTCTGCCAATACCTACATCATCACGATTTTTCATAACCAGTTCATTTAGGTCTGATTCAAAAATACGATTGTTGTCCAGTTGTGTCATTAAGTAGTTTCGATATGTTACTGGTGCATCGAGTTCTTGTATGGACCGTCGAAGTTCTAACTTGTCTATGGATGTCAAGTTCTCCAGGTTGTATGACAGTTCCATTCTGCCTTGCTTGGCAATCAGGTCATCGCCATACAACTTGTAGGAAGCAAACTGTGCTGGTTTGATTTCTCTTGCTGCTGGCAACTCACGCACTCTGCCTATGCTTTTGGATAGTCTTGTGCGGGATGCTGTGGCAAGCAAGTCTGTACGTGCTTGTTTTGTACCAAATAAATTACGTGTAATCTGTACAATGTTCTCTAGATCGCCAATTACAGGACTGGCTTCAAAGAACATACTACGCCCAACAATAGTTGTAAGCATACGTTGTGCATTGTTTACCTGATCCATTGTATCTGTAACATCAGGTTGCTTTCCGGCTCTTTTGTAGATGTCTTCTAAGTACTTATAATCAATACGTTTCTTTTGTTTTCTTGACTTTTTGACAGCTTCCTCAAAACCAATCAATCTTGATTCTTGAAGTACATCCTGCATTTCATCGTATTGCTCAAGTTGTTTGCCAATCTTATTGCTCTTTTGCTTCATTTGAGAAAAGAATATGTCGTCTGCCTTTTGTTCACTACCAGATTCAACTAAAGCTTTGTAGTACAATGTATCTTGGAGTCCTGCTGCTTCTAAGCCTGCCATATCAAACTTTTTTGCTAGTTCCCTGGCTTCTAAGTTTCTAGCCATGTCATCTGCCATGTACAATCGTACATCTGCGTGAGCAATGTTATCAAGTTTCTTTGCTTTTTTTGGAGACATCATGCGTTTGGTTAGCGATATAAGATTCGCATCGTCCATGACTTCTTTGGTAAAAGTACGCTCTAACTGTTGAAGACCCTTTTTAGCCGCTTCCCAACTAGTGGCATCGTGTACTGCCTTCTGCGCACCATACATTTTGGCACCGGCTTTACCACCCTTTACCGCACCAGTAAATACAGCCATATCAGCAGACAATAAGTCCGCACTCAAACCAGCCGCTTGCATACCCAACTTGGTTGCCCCATCAATATTTAGACCATCTGCCAGTGCAGTATTAAAGTCAAGATGTCCTCGATTACGAGCAACTGCATCTACCATTTCTCCAAGTACACTATCCGGTTCAAACTCTATGTCCGTATCTGTAAACGGTATCTCTGCTTTCATGCGTTCCGCATAGAGTGGTGCTTGCTCTTTGCGCTCTTTCATGCGTACACGTGCTGCCATGTTTGGGTCGAAGTATGATTCACCCTCCGGCAGTTCTGGTAGCACACCAACTGCTTCAAGTGCTTCTGCACCTGCACCCATCGTAGCCCCAACTGCTGCTTCACCAAGCCTTTGTGTGGCTACGGCAAAGGCATTGAGTGGTGAGAAGGCAATACGTGCATACTGCCCAAATGCACTCTCTGCTGTACCACCTAGGCCAGTTCGTGTCTCCATGATGCCAACGTCTTTAAACTTGTCAACATCGGCTAGTATGCGTTTCTTTTGTTCGGGGTCTTGAAACCACTGACCAGCACCCAAGCGTTGAATGGCTTCTACTTTTGCCATTGCACGTGCTTCGTTTGGTTGTACAACATAGTCAGGTGAGTTTATCTTTACTGGTGTAAGTCCTAAATATGTAGCGTCGTATTGTTCTCTAATCGAATCATCAATCTCTGGAGAGTAAACAATCGCTGCTGTTGGGCTGGAAATAATGTGCTCCAACACAGGCTGACTGATTGTACTTCTAACGTCACCCTTTTGTACGTAAAACATACGCGGTGCAGAACGCATTTTATCTTGGAAGGTTTGACTTACGTAGTTCTCTATCTTGTTTTGGTTAAGATTCTCAAAGTATGCCAACTGAGCAGATGTGTAATCTGGTATCGCACCTGGTGTCACTTGCTGAGAATATGCATTGATATACGGAGTGGCAGTTAACCCTTGCATTTCTGGGTCTACTTGTTCTTCACTAAGTGTAGGTATCTGCCCTGTCAAAATGTTTGAGTATTGTCGTAGTGCTTCTTGATACAGTTCTACTTCATTTAAGCCTGTTTTATCAGCAATGTTGTTGATTCTTAACTGTTGAAAAAGGGATGTAAAAGCCTGTACTTGTGCCGGTATTTCTTGTTCTGAAAATCCAATCTCTGCCAACCGCTGTGGCATTTGCTTTTGAATAGTTGCTGACACGTTCGCCATCGTCTGTGGCTTACGTCCAGATATATCCTGTTGTTGTTTTAGTGCTGTTGTTGCTGAAATAGGAGGAGCACCAGTAGTAATGGTTTGTAGTGGAGGAGCTTGCTCAGTTGTGATACCGGTACGCTGTGAGCGTTCTGCAAAACTACCGTACTCTGGAGTCTGCCCAGTACCAAGTATTGAATACACTTTATCAAGTTTGGCTTGACGTTCTTCTTCTGTGTCCTTCTGTACTGCACTGGTTTTGATAGTTTCCTTAAGTGTGGCTACCAATTGCTTGTACACTTCAGGCGGCAACTTAGCCAGTTCAATCTCACTAGGAGGATTGACTATTCCAAACTTCTCAAGGTCTTTACTGGTAATCGTATCTTGTGCCATTTACTTACCAAAGTTTGCGTTTTCATCGATAATAGCCATGTAATACAATTCCAAAAACTCCAGTGCTTTCTTGCGTTCACGTTTATTCATATTGCCATTATTTGAAATTTCATTCCGTGCGCTTTTGTATAGTTTGTCGATGTCTTCTAGTTTGGTATCACTAGATACGGCAAACAATGACATAACCAATCGAGCATCCTTTTCAGACAATCCACGAACAGTCTTGGCGAGTGCCATGTAGTCTTTTGGATTCTTGTCCATGACACGCTCAACCTTCTTTTGTTTGCGATACTCTTTGGGGTCCATCGTCTTCTGTAACTCAGTAAGTATCTGCCTCTTTGCTTTGTTGTATTCAGGACTGGTTGGTCCCATTTCTCTACTGGCATCTATAATAAGTTCAAGAGCTCTGCGTTGCTTTTGTGCTGCTGTACCAAACTTTACATCCTCAAACTGTGCTGCATAACCCACTTGTGGTGCTTCAGGTTCCAAGCCAAGTATCATCTGTTCTACAAATCGTTCGCCCTGGTATGGAGTAGGTGCAGTCTCTGGTCTAAATCCACCAAATTGTGCAGGTCCAAAGTCACTTGGCAACGCTTCCATAAACTCAGATGACCTTGACGGTTGCATTATAGGGTCTGCAATGTCATCGGTAAATGTTTCTTCTACAACCTCAGGTGTAGATGGTTGAAACTCAAAGTCCATACCCAAGGCTTCCATTTCTTGCTGTCTTGGTGCTGGTTGCTGTTGCATCATCGGTTGTTCATCAGCACCACCAACCATCATTGGTTCATCAGTAACACCGTAACTTTCCATCTGCCCCAAGTTAGGACCTGGCTCAACGGGTGCTTCCATTGGTTGTTCAATCATTGACTGCTGTGTCATTGGTTGTGCGCTTGGTGCTGCCTGTGGTTCACGACGAAATCTATCACGCAGTCTCTGTCTCGGTTGCTCCGGAAACGACTCTCCGTACACCCGACGCATTTCGTCGATGCCATTAAATGTAGGGCGTTCTTCAAACTCTAGGGCATCCATTTCTGCTTGAAGTGCACGCATACGTTGTTGTCTGCGTTCAATCTCAGGGTCAAACCCTGTAAACTCTCCTAAGTCTTCAAGTTCTTTTGCAGCAGGCGTTATTGTTGCACCACCACCACCACCATCACTACTACGAATCGTCTTTTTTGCTGCTTTCTCCAGCAATGCAGGTCTGGCTGTGGGTGCAGCACCTTCATACGTGTTTAATTTTGCTTGAGAGATTGCTTGTGTGTTTTGACTGTCTGTAATAGACTGATCTATTTTTGCAATCGCTTGCCCTATTGTTTGTAAATCTCCCAGTTCTATGGCAGTTAACAACTCCGGTGCTATCTCAGCGTATGTTTGGTTTTCTTTTTGTGCTGCAACAAGTTTGGCGCGGTCTGCACGAAGCAACTTTTGACGTTGTGATGACTTTGATGTAATCCCTTGCAACTTACTTAGGTATTCTTCTTCTGTTGGCACAGTTTTAGTTACAGATGTTCGACCACTACCAGTTGTTGTCTTGGTTGGCTTGTACTCTGGTGAAGATGCTTTTAGACGTTGATTAAGCGTGTCTCGTGCTTCATTCACAGTGATTTGTCTGATACGAAGGTCTTCAATACCTTTACGCTCCGCTTCAATCTGACTCTGTAGATTCTTTTGCAGTTGTTGCTGTCGTTGTTGGCGGTCTTGAAAAGACAGTTGTTCTTGCTCCATTTGGCGCAATGCTTCTCTTTGGGCTTCCTTAATCAACATGTACTTCTGTTGAGTTACCAAGTCAGCCCATGACTGTCCACTGGTTGTCTTGCGGGGGTCACGACCACTACCAGTGATGACGTATACCCCTTGTCCCCCTACTTGTTGAATCGCCATTTTACTGATCTCCTAGCAACATCTGTATTGCTTCCAATGCCTTTGCCGCATCTTCTTGTCTAGCAGTGTCTGTTGCATACATTGATGTTGGTGCCACACCTCTTAGTGTTGGTGTTGCTGTGGAAGTAATCAATAGTTGTGACTGTTCCGGTGTTAGGCTGTATTGAGATTCTAGAATCTGTGCCTGTTCAGCAGGAGGCTTGGTTGCGATAGCCGTTGCCAATGCCTTACCAACTTCAGCCGCCTGTCCACTTCTCATAGCCTGTTGTGTTTGCTGTTGCCCTAACTGACCCAACAAACGCTCCATACCTAACTGTCCAACATACGTTTCAGCAGCAGACTGGAATGGTGCAGTCAATCCTTCTGCTCTGCTTCGCCTGTATTGTGCTTGTGCTGCTTCGAGGTCTTTGATCTCTTGTTCTTGCTGTGCTTGACGTGTCAGGTCCATACCCAGTATCTGTGATGCCAAATCTGCTTCTAGACGCTGTCTACTCTCGTCTGCCATCTGTTGACCCAACAATGCCATTTGTGGCTGTGCTGAAGGCTGTGTGAGCCTTGCACGTTCTGCATCTGCAAACTGTTGTGCTTGTTGTCTAGTGCCACGCATCTGAGCTTCAATCTGAGCACGTTCACGGTCTGTCAAACCAAGTGCACCCATTTCTTGTTTGCGTTGCATTTCACGGAGTCGCTTCTTTTGGTCACGCTCAAATCTACTTGGGATGATGTCTGGTAGAGCTCCAACGGCTGTACCCGCTCCACTCAACAATGCACTTTTGCCTAATGCTCCAAGTCCTGCACCGGCACCTTTTGCCGCAGCTGCCTTCAATGCCATTAAACCTGCTGTTGTTAATCCTGCTCCGATTGCCATAGTTCACCTACACATGGAATGTTTCTATTGTAAATGTTTGACAGTTAATCTGCCCCTTCTCAACCTTGGCATTGACTGCCACTGAGAACTTATATCTGCCTGCACTCAATGTTAGCATACGAGTCATCATTATGCTGCGATGACCACACCCGTTACCTTGAAACCCAGGGTCAACATGCACACTTCCTACAAAACCACTAAAGTTCTCCCATACATATGCTCTAGTTCCGTCGTATCTTGTAGCCAATCCGCTCCGTTCGTATTGCAACTTAAATTGATTTTCCCATATGCCATTGCCAGGCCCACGAGTAACAGTGCTATTTACTTGTCCAACTGCCTTAGCATAAAACGTAATCATTACCTTGGTATTGTTTTTGGTAATCACAACTTCAGCACCCGTATTGCTTAACGATTGATAATCCTCAACCGTAGTGCTTGTTTGATTGTCGCTCTTAGTGGTCGAGGTGAACCAGCTATATGCTTGTGGTAGTCGTATTTTTGATACACCTTGGATAGTCTTAGAAACAAAGTCACCAGTTTGTATAGAAGTAATAAGACGAGGGGTAGCAATGCTCTCTCCAACAAAGGTATCCACAGATACGTCAGCAGTAATGATTTCTTGGTTGACATATTCCCTCAGTGCATCTTCATTTAATGCGTGGTTGGTGGCTGATAAGACTGCTCCGTCTACATATGTAAATGGTTTGGTAAATGCCATTAGTTCTCCACTACAATAACTTGTATGTGATTGTGCTGAATGTTTATTGAGTTGCTTGCCAATCCAACACATGCTTGAAGTTCTATTGAATCAATTACGTTGCCACCTGCTAAGTAAAACAGTCCGCTCATGGAAAAACATCTATAGTTCATATTTAGTTGTGTTGGCGTGTTATCAGTGGTAATTGCGGCTTTGGGTGTAAAACTGTATGTACATCGCGCCACAACCTCAGTTGATGGGGTACCACTGCCGTTTAAAGACATTTTTAACTGAAATGCGTATGTATTGTAATTTATTTGAGCCACTGTTCCGTTGCCGTCATTTGTGTTTAATGCTGTAACGGCAACAAGTCCGGTTGCATGTACACGAACTACTGTATCTCCATGAGTACTGTAGTTTGGCAATACTTTACTTGGAGTACCGGCAACATTTTCAATAGTTGTCATGGTTACACTGGTGGTGTTCCAATTGGCTACACCATCGTAATCAAATGTATACAAACTGGTAATACTGTTAGAGTCACTAAAGTGCTTTCTTTGAGCCCACTCTGTATCAAGGTTCACATCTTTTACACTATCACCAGCAACACTATTATACACAGCATTCAGTTGTGCTGCTGTTGGTGCTTGCCCACCTTCAAAGTATTGATTTGTGATTTTACCCATGTCTACCTCTTAGTGTTGCATGCCCATATGGATGCACCGTATATTTCCATTCTCGATGTTGGATGAGTATCGACACCTAGTTCATCCTTTGGGTTTGTGGTGATTGTTTTCCACCGCAAATCTAAACGTACAGGTTGTGACCCTACAAAAATTTTGTATGGGACTGTCAGGTTTTGAAGTCTTGGATACACGCGACCGGTTTCGGCTATTAACACATCGTTGCAAAACAAACCCCATTGTGAATACCAATCGTATCCAAATGGTTTATCTGCGTTTGTACTATCTTCAATAATGTCCATTCCATGCCTAAAGTTGATGTCAAAGCAACCATTAATTGTACCATTTTGAGCTTCGAACTCTAAAACAACTTCGTTAAATTTAGCGTCTATGTCTGACAATGAATTCCAACCACTTGACCAACTTGAGTTTTGAAGGTCTAGCGTATGAAGTGGAGTGTGTACATCCGTACCAGTGTCACCACCATATCCTTTCCATCTGCGTACAAAGTGATAGTCTTGAGTCTGCCCTTTAACTTTAAAAGCGTATTTGTATACTGTTATTTGTGATGTATAAACCGATGGTGCCATTTTAAGTTTGTCTACAGTAGCCACTGGGAAGTTTTGACCATCCAGTTTACCGTTGTACTCACCCACAACCATACGCGTGTTGTCATTGATGTTCTCTGGTTTAACCTGGTCAAGGTCCTTTTGTCCTACCTGTGTAAATACTTTCATCGTGACACCTTCGTGGACTGGTTGAGTGCAGGCAATGCAACTGAGTCTGACAGTATGTTAAACGACAGTAAATGCCACTGCTGAGAGTTTGTGGTTCGTACACCAAACTTAAACTGGTCACACAACTCTGTATTGACATCGTATCGCAATGTGATCAACCTGCCTTCAGCAATCTTACTAGAGTTCACTGTAAATGGCACCTTGGTTACAGACAAGTCAGCTGGACCAAACACGGCATCTTCTTTAATGGTGTACACCGTTTCACTCTTTGCCTGCTTCTGAGTGGATGTTGTACTCTCTGTATATGAGTAGTCAATCCCATAAAAGAAGTCGAACCCATTGTCTCCATATGAAATAATGCGAAGTTCTACACTATAGTATCGCACCTTGACACTGTTCTCGTTTGAGTTGTACCAAGCACTTTCCCACTGATGACCATTGTGCGCTGTGTCTGTGATTGCCAATGTAACGTTGTCACCAAATGCAGTAATCTTGCCAGCCTGGCCCCAATGTGAACTGGAACTCATAACTTGAAGTGGACCCAACTTGTTTGTTTCTGCATCCAATGCCGGTGTCCAGTTTGGGTCGTTGCCCAATAGGAAGTACCCATTGACAGTCGTAGCCATTGCAGACCAATAACTGTTGGTTGGTGTCTCCAAGTCTGTACGGATAGACCACATTGGATTCTGAGGAGTCAAGTGTAAAACAAACCCAAAGTCTGGTGTGGTCGAATCGTCTGTTGGAAGGTGCATCCACACTTCCTTTTCCCGATACGAGTATGCTGCTATTGCTTTGTGCATCATCGAACGATTGACTCTACGCAATAGTTTGTCGATGGGCTTGCTTATCTTCTGCATACTTATCGAGGCACCACCGTTTAAGCCACCTGAGAGCATCCACACGCCCTGTTCGTTTATAAAGACAACACCTAACTGTGGTATGACCACAACTGCTTTGCTGGCTACTGTGCCAAGCGTGTTAGTGATGGTGCTAATGTTATAACTTTCAGTATCAAAACTTATAATATTTATAGCCGTTTCACGGAATACAATTAAATTATTATAAAAGGCTACCAATTGAGTGATGTCACCACCGGTCTGGTTGCCCAAATCAAAGTATGCCAAAGCTCCAAACTGCTCAAATATACCCTTATCAGAATAGATAATACGGCTACCAGCAGCCAACCAAAGTCGATTGTCCCAAACCTCACCAAACTTCCAGTCTGTAGTGATAGGTGTACTAGCCGTAAACGATGGGGCTTGATCAACCAAGAATCGATCTGGCATGGCATCTATGTAGAATCGACTAGAGTTCTC